AGTGGTCCTCTTATGATTGATATATTAGCAGATATATACAGCGTTTTTATGTCTATGATTGTTATTACTATGGCTATTGGTGCTATTGTTTGGTTCATAGCTATCATAATTGATAATAAACAGAACGATGATTTCGATAAGAAATATCGTGAAAGCCGTAAGAAGTAGTAATGCTATTGTACTGTGAAATCTGAGAGTAAATTTTGGCAAGAAGTTAAAGCAAAACTTGGTCCTTATTTTGTATTAACTCGCACAGATTTAGTTAGTATTTCTGGTTGGCCTGATGTTGTTTTGTATAATAAAAATGGCACGTTCTTAACTATCGAGCTTAAAGTAGCACAGAGTAATTCTGTACGCTTATCAGCGCATCAAATTGGCTTTCATATACTACATCCAAAAAATACTTTTATCTTAGTAAAGCCTCTCGCTGCTAGTCACTCGAAACTTAGTGAGCCATACCTCTACAAAGGTTCTAGCGTCCAGGAGCTCGCTGCTCGAGGCGTCAAGCTCGCGCCCTTTATAACCGGTTGGCCAATTATTATTGATTATTTTGGAAGTTGCTAGCTATTTTATAGCTAGTTGCTAGCTGCGCGCTTAAAGTTGCGCGCAGCGGGAGCAGTATTAAACTTTTAATAGTTCTTTTATTCTTTTAATTGCTTCCTCTTGTGGAATGGTAGGAGCTCCATTTAAAGACACTGTCTTTTTGCGAGGATGGTACCAGGCACATCGACCTGAGTTATTCCATATATCAATATAGTATTTAACTCTTTTATTTTTAATTAATTGCATATTTACAGGTCCTTAATTGGTTATGAATTTATTGATATTCCAGTTATTGAAATGATCATTACTTAATTTTTGTAATCTTCTAAACCATCTAATAAGATTAGATTTACTATTTCTAATATTAAAAGTTGCACCCTGTAGTTTAAAGGTTATTTTTTCTTGATCCTCTTTAAGTTTATAACCATCAAACCAATTAATAAGATCAGTGAAAAACTTATCTTTATCAGTCTTAGGATGTATTTTAAGTTTAAAAGTAACACCTTCACTAGGTGTTATTTTTCGATCTGTCTTCATTGTATCATACCCTTGCATTGCAAAGTAAGTATGTTCTTTATACATATTGTCTCCATGTGTTAGTTAACTATATCCTATATAATCCTATATATAATTAATGTCAATAGATAATCTTTAACTTTATAGTTGCACGCCTCTAGCTACTCGCCTGGCGTTGACGGTTGCTTGCATCTAGATACGAGCTGCACGCTACTGGGTACTAGCGTCAAGTACTGGCGCCTGCCTTATTTTTGCCACATTTACATGAGGCGCAGGGGGTACGCTTCTCTCTCGTATCTAGAGACATGCGACTTGATCCAACAATCTAGTCTGGTTCGTTTCTCCTTTCTGTTACATGTATATCCTATCTTATCCTATATCTATATGCAAGTTAATAAGGTGCGACATAATGTCGCAGGCATGCTCGCATAGGTTGTGCGCTGGCGTGCTCGTGGCTCGCTTCGCTCGCTTGCTTCTCGTGGCGCTGCTGGAGCAGCGCGATACGCTCGCGCTGTTGCGCTCGCTAAAGGCTCGCCGGTCAACGCTGGCGCGTTGCAGCCGGCTCGCCCCTCCTTAGGTACTACATGAACTAGGAATGCTTTTAATAAGAATGCTTTCAATAAGGATGCTTATCAATTCAAATTAAAACAATAACTATTGATTAGATTAGATAATGAATAATTAAATGAGAGGGGTCTCATAAGATTATGAAATACTTTGACCCTCCTTTACATATACCACCCTTTTTGTAGGTACTACCAAAAAAATTACCTTTACGGCTTGATTTAGACATTTAACGTTGTAAAATTCGTTTTAGACTTGATTTTTGTTAATTGACCCCGTAAAATATATTTTTCATCCAATAGTGATGCCAAAAAATTTTATAAAAATTTTTTATGAAAATCGATATAGAGAAACTGAGAAATTTACCACCTGATATTAGGAAAGATGCTTTAAAGCTATATATTCAATCTATACAAAAAAAGAAAGAAGAAACATCTCATTCAGATTTTCTTTCTTTTGTTAAACATGTTTGGCCAGAATTTGTTGAAGGCTATCATCATAAAAAAATTGCAAAAAAATTTAATGATTTGGCTAAAGGTAAAATTAAAAGGCTTATTGTTAATATGCCACCAAGGCACACAAAATCGGAATTTGCTTCATTCTTGTTCCCAGCTTGGATGATTGGGCAACGACCTAACTTGAAGATTATTCAAACAACTCACACAGGAGAACTAGCTGTAAGATTTGGTCGTAAGACTAAAACCTTAATTGATAGTGAAGATTATCAAAAGATATTTAAGACAACACTAAGAGAAGATTCACAAGCAGCGGGACGCTGGGAAACAGAACAAGGCGGCGAGTACTTCGCAGCGGGTGTCGGTGGAGCTATTACTGGACGAGGTGCAGATTTATTAATTATAGATGACCCTCACTCTGAACAAGATGCTATGAGCATGGATGCATTAGAACGTGCTTATGAATGGTATACATCAGGACCACGTCAGCGTTTACAACCAGGTGGAATGATTGTGGTTGTTATGACTAGATGGAATACAAAAGATTTAACTGGAATGTTATTACAACATCAAGGAGATGCTAAAGGAGATAAATGGGAACTTGTAGAGTTTCCAGCAATCCTTCCATCAGGTAAACCTATTTGGCCAGAGTATTGGAAGTTAGAAGAATTAGAAGGTGTTAAAACTTCTATCTCATTACAAAAATGGAATGCACAATGGATGCAGAATCCAACTTCGGAAGAAGGTGCAATCATTAAAAGAGAATGGTGGCGTAAATGGGAATATGATTACATACCACCTTTAGAACATATCATTCAAAGTTATGATACTGCATTTATGAAAAAAGAAACTTCTGACTATTCAGCAATCACTACTTGGGGAGTGTTTCATCATAATGAAGATTCAGGTCCACAGTTAATATTATTAGACGCTGTTAAAGAACGATTAGAGTTTCCAGAATTAAGACGAGTTGCCTATCAACAATATTCTTATTGGAATCCTGAAACAGTATTGATTGAATCTAAAGCATCAGGTTTACCTTTAACATATGAATTACGTAAGATGGGTATACCAGTTGTTAACTTTACACCAAGCAAAGGAAATGATAAGCATACAAGAGTTAACAGTGTTGCACCTCTATTTGAGAGCGGTTGCATATGGGCGCCCACTCACAAAGACTTTGCTCAAGAAGTAATAGAAGAATGTGCAGCATTCCCTTATGGGGAGAATGATGACTTGGTAGACTCTACAACGCAAGCTCTAATGAGATTTCGTCAAGGAGGATTTATTGATCATCCAGAAGATTATCAAGATGAGCCAGTGGTTCATTATGATAAAAAATATTATTAATATGTACGATAAAGATTTTTTAAAACAGTTGTTACACCCTCATCATTTAGGTTCTCATAGAACTAGTGTTAAAAATAATACAAGACATATACAAAAATTAAGAAAAGAGTTTAGTACCAATAAACTTGCTAAAAATTCTATTTTAAGAAAATTTTTAAAATTAACTACTATTGATGAAGATTCAAAATTACAAAAAAATGTAGATACAAAAAACGCAGACAAAAAAATAATGCAATATTTAGATCCAAAATTATATAGATCTCAACTTGCTCATGGTGGAAAAGTTTCTACCCATTCTTATAAAAAAGTTATGTCTAACTTTACAAAAACAATAACTCCTCTTCATGTAATAGATGATCATATTAAAATCGCTCGTACTCATAATATGTTTGATTGGTTTCCTAAATTAGTTAATAAAGTTCATAAAGAAGGAATTAACATGACAGGTAAATTACCTTCACTACATAATGAAGTTATTAAAAAATTAAAAATTGGAAATGAAGATGTATATTCTTATACTAAACCTAATGGATCTATTAGAATAGATGTAGAATCTCCTTACGCAGCTAATCCAGATCTTAAAACAAAAAAAGGTATTTTTACTATGCACTACACACCACCTATGACTCATATAGATAAACAATCAGATATTATTATGAGTACTCCAGCTGAGTTTAGTTTTCATGAAGATAAAATAAATCCTTATTTAGGAAAAACTAAAGAAAACATTCACCCTAATTATGCAAAAAGTGATACCCTTCCTTTAGAAAGTAAACTAACAGGTAGACATATTAGTGCATTAAGAAATGATAAAAAATGATTAAAAAGTTAACAACCACTGTACCTCCTTTAAGAGGTCCATGTCCACAAGGCTTGAATATACCTAATAAAAAGGTTAAGGTAATATCTTCGGAGAAAAACAATAATGGCAACTATAGACAAATCATTACCAAACGTTAATCAAGATCTTGTTGAACCTACAGCAGCTGATGTAGAACAAAATATAATAGATCAAAAAGCAGGTGGTCCTGTTGATGTAACTGAAAATGAAGATGGTAGTGCAGATATAAATTTAAAGCCACAATCAAATCAACCACAACAACCAGCAGATCATTTTGCTAACTTAGCTGAATTATTAGAAGACAAAGTATTAGGTCCAATTGGATCAGAACTATGTGATGACTTTGATCAATATAAAACATCAAGACAAGATTGGGAAAAAGCATACACAGACGGATTAGATTTATTAGGATTTAAATACGAGAGAAGAACAGAACCATTCAAAGGAGCTTCCGGCGCCACGCATCCCGTGCTAGCGGAAGCTGTAACACAATTCCAAGCTCAAGCTTATAAAGAATTATTACCAGCTGACGGACCTGTTAGAACTCAGATTATAGGAGCGGGTACGGTGCAACGAGAACAAGAAGCACAACGTGTTAGAGAATTTATGAATTATCAAATTATGGATGTCATGAAAGAATATGAATCTGAATTTGATCAAATGTTATTTTATTTACCTTTATCAGGATCTACTTTTAAAAAAGTTTATTATGATGAATTACTTGGAAGACCTGTTTCTAAATTTATTCCTGCGGAAGATTTAGTTGTTCCTTATTCTGCAACTTCATTAGAAGATGCTGAAGCAATCGTTCACATTATTAAAATAACCGAAAATGATTTACGCAAACAACAAGTATCTGGATTTTATAGAGATGTTCCTCTTACTGCTCCAGAAGGATTAGAAACAGATCTTCAAAAGAAACAAAATGAATTAGAAGGTATTCGTAAAACTACTGGTGATAATTTATTTACACTTTTAGAGTTTCATACTAATTTAGATATTGAAGGATTTGAAGATATGAATCCTAAAACAAATGAGCCCTCAGGAATTAAACTTCCTTACATTGTAACCATTGAAGAAGATTCAAGAGAAGTTTTATCTATTAGACGTAACTGGGAACAAACTGATCCTAAAAAACAAAAAATACAATACTTTGTTCATTTTAAATTTTTACCAGGACTTGGTTTTTATGGTTTTGGTTTAATTCATATGATTGGTGGATTGTCACGTACAGCGACATCTGCACTTAGACAATTATTAGATGCTGGAACCTTGGCTAACTTACCAGCGGGATTCAAGCAGCGAGGAATTAGAGTTAGAGATGATGCACAACCAATTCAACCAGGTGAATTTAGAGATGTAGATGCACCTAATGGAAACATTAAAGATTCATTTATGATGTTACCATTTAAAGAACCTTCTCAAACATTATTGTCTTTAATGGGTGTTGTAGTTCAAGCTGGACAAAGATTTGCTTC